CCTAAATCATGGATAGCCATTAAATGCCTACGTGTAGCAAATTTCAGCTTTCTAATCGAGGTCAGAATCATCATCTGACGATTCAATTTGATGTGTGTTTGTATGTTCATGTTTCTCCACCTCGTATTGTTTTAGTACATTCCACATCGTTTCATTAGAAATATAAGGCACTTGAATTTCTGTTAACCTATCCGTTTTAAACAAAGCGCGTCCAGGTATACTTTTAATCGATTCTAACCCACATTCATCTATAACCACTTGAGAAGCCGTTTGTGTCGGCAATCTAAATCCAAGCTTTGCATCTGAATTTTGTTTAACTTGTCGAGGTAATGTATCTCCAGTCGGGTATTGTGTACAAAAAATCAACCTGAAGCCAAGTGCCCCACCAATCCTTGCTATATAAGAAAGCATTCTCTGACAAGCCACTAATAATTTTTGCTGCTCTTTCCCCATACTTTTATCAGGACAAAGTTCAGCCCCTTCATCAACTATAATGAAATGGCGTTCTTTTATATTTGTTTCTACAACGTTTGTATAATGTCTTTCCTTCATATAGAACATTTTCTCTTCCATTTTCTCAAGGATGGTATTTAAAACTTGAAATGCTTGAATTGGCTTTTCTGCTATCGACTCAACTTGTTGTAAATTTTGATATGGTCCGAATTCTAAACCGCCTTTTAAATCAACGATATATAAATGGGTATGATCTGGTTGTGCTGTAATTAGAGATGTCATTACATTCTTTAAAAATACGGTTTTCCCCATACGTGTTAAACCACCTAAAGTCATGTGTGGTGTTTTATCAAAATCATGATAAATTGTTTCTTCTAGGCTTTGCCCTATAGGTACAAGCCATTTTCCTTGTTCAACTAATGTTTTTGACCATCCCCACTTGTTAGGTATATCTTTATGAAATACTCGAATACTTAATTTATAGTTATCATAATGAATCCGAACCGGTTTGTTTAACCCCTCACTTACAACATCCTCGACCTTCTGAATAATTTTACTCGGCATACCTACAGGTAATGTGTAAACATATGTTGTGCTACGATCATCATTAACCTGATTTTGAAACTTGGGATAATGTAGCTTATCTTCTTTTTTAATTGCGATTCCACTCACCTCAAAAAAGACTTGGATTTTCTTTTTATCATCATCTTTTCTTTTGAACTTATCACTTACTAATGCGTATGTTAATGCTGCCGTAGGAACCATTAGTAACTCTAACATAAACATTTCCTCCTTAGATATCCTATAAGGATATCATTGCACTCTTTTGGAATACTACAGGACAAGTATTTTCTTATAGTCTTCTTACTGTCATGACCTTCTACATTGCATTCCTTCATAGAAACATAACTAGAACATAACGTAGAAGGTATAAGAACGAGCCTGTGAGCGTTGTGTACAAAGTTATTCGTGGAAGCCAATGAGGAACACTCTTCCCCATTTTTTCTACTGTCTTCATTGCAACTACTGACAAACCTGTTGCCGTCCAAATAACTACCGCTTCCCCTACAAGTGTCATGATTATTCCTCCTCTTCCTTTTCACGAAAGGCAATACCTTTTCTTGTAAGGACCACATCATAACAATCCATTAGAATTTCCCAGTTTAAAACATCTTCTTCCTCACCATATAGATCTTCTTCTAATACCTGCGACAAACTGAAATATCCTTTATATTCTTTTCGATCATAAACTTCATGGTTTTTCATGTGATTTAAAATTGATTCCGTCTCTGCTCTCGATCTTGATTCATTGTACATTGACCTTAATTCTTTTGAAGGATGTAAATATGAAGTTGTGTTTAAGTGATTATACTGCCAACGCATTTAACCCTCTCCCCACTTGATGTCCTTAGTTCCACTTGGTGTTCCTTGTGGTCTTGATATAGGTATATGACTTAGAAGTATTTATATTGCCTGTCCATTTAAACTTTTCTAAATGTTCGTTGATTAAATTAAAGGAGGACACATTTCCATATGCGAATTGTATATAATTAAAGAGGTGATATTGTGCGATTAAAATGTAAACTTCGTGTTATTTTTGCTGAAAGAGAAATACGTCAAAAGGAATTTTCAAATCTTATTGGAATTAGTCAAACTACAATGAGCTCACTTGTTAATAACACGACGCTCCCTAGTTTTCTTACAGCTTACAAAATTGCAAAAGAATTAAAATTGCACATGGAAGAAATTTGGATAGAGGAGGATAATGAAAATGTATAAAAAACTTATAAGTCTTTGTGTTGGAAGTACCCTATTTTTAGGTCTAACAGCTTGTGATTCTTCCAAAGAAAATGAATCAAGTGAAAAAACAAACGTCAAATCTCAACAAGAAAATAAAAAAGATTTAACATCTCAGGATGAATTAAATAAGAAGATAAAGCAAGATGCTGAAGAAGTTAGTTTTGTTAAAGCAAATGGAGATCAATATGAAAAAGGAAAAAGGCTTAAAGCTACGGGAACGGTAGATTTATTACTTAAATCTTCAGTGCTACCTTCTTTTGTCATAAGTACAAATGAAAATGACGGAAAAGGTATGTACACTATTCAAATTGCCCAAAGTGGTGTGCAATCAAATGAAAATGAAATAACACTCAAAAGTGGATTAAAAATATCTAAAGGTGCAACAGTAACGATTTATGGTGCCTACGATGAAAAAGATAAAACAGGAATGCCTAAAATTAGCGCAACAGTAATTGAATAATAAAAAAAGCCGTCATTTGACGGCTCTTTTTTTGTTATTCAAACTATTCTTTTGTATAGAAGTAGTCAAGTCCTCTAGCATCTAACCATGCTGTTGCTCGATCTAGTTCATTCCCTTGGCGGTATGCTGTTTCAAATCTAACTAATCCTTGTTTATCTCCATATGAGATAATACGAGATTCATACCCAAGAGCATCCATCATTCCTAACATCTCAGGTACTAACGCTGTACCAAATTCATACGTAACAACTTTACTAAATTTATTCACGATAATCTCCACTCCTCCATCATTTGGGTTTGCTTGAATTGATTTGCCAACAATAACCTCAGCTACCGCTTTAGCTGCCTTATCAAAGTTAGCACGGTATTTTTGCATATCTGTTTCATTATCGATAAAGCAAATTTCAGGGAGTAATCCAGTCTTAGTTTTATTAATCCATCCTAAATCCGTAGAAAATTTAATCCCTCGATCTCTCAATCCAAATGCATCAGCCATTGCCTTTGAAATCTTTGCCGCCAATTCTCTATTTCCGTATGAAGGATGTAACCACACTTCACAACCTGTACCGCCTGGAGTGGCATTTAAATGAAACTGTAAATCTACATCACTATCCACTACACGTAAATGGTTATTGGCTGCATTATTCCAAACATCGTATTTTGTCGTTCCTACTTCGTCAGAACAATTCACATACTTCCATCCAGCTGCTTGTACATATTTAGCAACTGCGTCAAGAAACCTTCTATCCTCCACATGTTCTTTCCCATAAGCGCTATTTGCACCTTGTACGATACTATTGTGACCACCTGATCCTGCGAAACAACCCATTATTCAACATCTCCTTTTAGTGTAAGTTATTTTTTTGTAATACATCTTTTTGTTGTAATCCTTTATTGCTTAAATAGTTATTCTTCCATGCCATATATAGAGTGAAAGCTCCTGTAATTACTGCCACTAAATCATTTGTAATTTTGTCATCAATCGTTTGGTACCCAATAAGATTCAAAACACTGTTAATCACAGCGATTACTAATACGACATAACGACTAATTGAAGCTGCATCAAAGTTTTTCATAACCTCACCTCCTTTCAATAAAAAAAGTGACCGTATATACGATCACTTCCCTGCGAATTTAAAAAGAGCCATTATCCCACCCGTGATAATAGCTCCAACTACTGTAGTACCAATCCAAAATACAAATTTATCTAATCGATCAATCCTTAAATGAGCGCTTTTCGCTGACTGCTGCGCTTCAATTGCAACATCCTTAACGTTGCCAAGCGTATCTAACTTTGTTTCCACCCTTGTTAATCCAACTAATAATTCCTTAAAGTCATCATGTTTTTGTTCTGGCATTTATTAAGCCTCCTTTTAAGCTGCAAAGCAACTTGGATCCATTCCGAAAATATCTGCAATATCTTCCTCACTCCTATCTTTTAAATAGGATTGTGTTGTCGAAATATCCGAATGATTTGCAAGTGATTTTAATTTTTCGAGTGGTACACCTTGAACTTTTAAATTATCTAATCTGCTATGACGAAAACAGTGAGGATTCATTTTATATTCCTTACCTTCTTTTTCGTATAACATCTTAGAAAATATCTTGCACCAGTAATTAAATACGCTCTTATTTAAAAGTTTTCGTTCACCATTCTTATAAACTCGTACGAACATTTCTGTACTCGGGGATTATAATACAATCTGAATTTCTTACCTCGCTTACCACGTACTACATTCGTAAAATAACGTTCTGTTAGTTCTTCTTTTTGAACTTGGTAAACTTCATTCTTCCTTGCTGCACTGTAGTAAGAAAGCGCTAAATAGGTTGCTAGCATATATTTCTCTTGTTCAAGTAGTTCATCGATTAACCACTCAATTTGTTCTTCAGTTATAAAAGTGATTTCTCTGACTGGATTCTTAGGTAATCCTCTAACCCGTGAACCTACATTAAATTCATAATCATAGTCGTCATCATCTGCACAAAACTCTAACGCGGACCTTAATGCACTCATCAGTCCATTTACACGTGCATTAGACATTCCCAACTCTTGAAAAATAATAGATAAGTTTCGAATATCCTTACGTGTTAATTCAATTAGATTTTTATTTTCGAAGTGTTGATGTAATAGAAACAAAATAATTCGTAAATCCCAATGATATTGCTGTAAAGTGCTTGCCGCTTTCCCTTGTGCTTTCTTTTCGATTAGAAAATCTTTGACTAGGTTTTTGTTTTCTTGGCTAACATACTTTTCATAAATTTCTTGGTCTACTATTCGTTTCACACTGATCATCTCCTCAAAATAAAAAGAGAAGCGAAGTCGCTCCTCCTGATCTATGAATTGAATTTTTACTCAAAGCCGTATTTTGTTTATAATGAATAACCCATCACTGAACTATTTGTAATTAAATCTTCTCTTTCATTTTTAATTAAATATGAGTCGATACCGGTTTTTAAGTCTGGACGCCTTGAAACAACATAAGTGTATGTGTATATTTCATCAATAACTCTTTGCGCTAAATAATTTGCCATTTTACATACCTCCAAGTAATACATCATCCAGAGCTTGCTGTGTTAGTTCTAACTGTTTTTTAAGTAATTCTAATTCTGACGGTTCCTCTGGTTGCGGTTCTTCTGGCTTCGGCTCAACTGTTTTCACCCATTTACCATCCTTGAATACAGGCTCGTAAGCTAACCACGGGCAAACTTCTAAAGTACAGTTTTCAGGGATGTCAGGCTCATAGCCTACAATGACATCTTCTTCATATGGTACTTTAATAGCTTCATAATCTACACTTGCCATTACACAGTCAGGACATTCATATTTGCTGATTACTGGTAACTCTTCACCT